TCAAAGGTTGAAGGTGACGATTCCCTCAATAGCATTTGTGTGAGGGTTGACGACGTTGAGGTCCACTGATCGATCAACTCCCAAGGATTCCTTCCAATTGGCGTGAGCTAGGACGGCTGCGCGAGCTTCATTATCTAAAACCACTCGAGCAGTCTGCGCGTTGTAGTCAACGGCCCAAATGGTAGGGAGTGAGGGAAGTGCCTGGTGGGAGGCAACGAACTTGGCGATTTGCTCCGGATTTGCGGTTTTGAGTTCATTCAACAACATTTTGGTTTCTACTCCTACCCTGCCTGGGACTTCCCCATTGGCTATACTTGAATCATAACACCCTAAAATAGGGTGCTGTCAAGTCGAGTGTAGAAATTTTTTCGTCACTTTTGCACCTTTGCGCCGCGACATCACGGCATGCAGCTCGCTTACCGTCGAGGGTTCCTGGCGGGTTGCCACTTGCCGCCGCGCCCGAACTCTGGCTGCTCAGCCTCGTGCCTGCGTCGCACGTTGAAAGCCGGGTACCAGCGAGTCACCCAGCCCGAGTAGTACTCCACGTGCTCCGAGTGCCCCACTTTGACAAACATTTTCGTCCACGCCCCGGCGATACCTTCTATCTCCATGGGCTTTTGATCAGGGTAGGTCAGCGTCACCCACACATAGACCCCTTTTGGTGGGCGGTGAATCTCTGACTCGTCAATCAGCTCTTCTGGTATGTGGCGCGGCACAGGAGCATCAAACTTCGGTGGGGTTCGGTCACCCGCCCACTGCTCCTGCTTTCCCATGCGGTTAAAGTTAGAACAAGTGTTCGAACGTTGCAAGGTGGTGGTCGGGGTGGGAAAGCTTTTGAGATTTCCTTGATAAGGGCTTGCAATGTCCTCTTTAGTGACATAGACTATTTTTATCAGGTTAGGGAAAAGCCCAAGACCAGAACCCTAAAAGGGGAGAACACCATGAACATCTTCGAAGCCGCAGTTTATTTGAACACCAGCGCTGATCAGGTCAAGTCCAAACTGGAGGAAATCGCTCAGGAATGGCTGGCCCTGGGCATTGAGACCCCCGTCATTGACAATGACGCTATCGACCCGGACGCATACCGCGAGCTACAAGAGCAGCTTTAGGACTGAGGGTGGCGAGCCCCCGAAGCTGGGGGTCGCCACCCTAATTTTTGGATGGAGTGAATAATCTTGAGTTCAACAAGAATCTCTGCGAATCTTTCGATTGCTGGTCAGTCAGCTGATAGTAGGAAGGCTAGCCGACTATCGACACAGCGTATAGAGCAGCTACCCCGTGAGGTGCGCCAAGCCGCGATCAGTGCCTTGGCAGATGACACCGCAGATGATGATGCTCTGGAGCCGTTGCTGGAAGCTTCTCAAGCTGCCCTAGAGGAAGTCGGCGCGACCTGGCCCGAGGGTACGAGCATTTTTGACGCCGAAATCCTTTACGACTTCAATGTCGAGGAAGCGATGACGGCTGCTGAGCTAAAAGTCGTGCGCGAATACCTCGGCCTGACCCGTGAGTGGTGTGCCGAATATTTCGACGTGGCCCTGCGCCAATGGAACCGGTACGAGTCAAGTGAGACACCCATCCCGGCGCGCATCCGGGAGGGTATGGAACACATCGAAGCGGAAACAGCAGAAAACGTTGGCCGGTATGTGGAAGCGTTAGAGGATGCCACGGACGTGGTAGTGCAAACCTACCGAGTCAACGCGGACTTCTGGGCTAAGCACCCAGAAACAACCTATTCAGCCCAATGGCATCGCGCCGTGATCGCCAGGGTCGCCCAAGAAGTGCCAGGCCTCACCATCGAGTTCTACACGCCCGTGATCGCAGCCGGAAATGACTCGTAATGGCTCGTCACTGGAGTGAGGAGGATGACCGTCGCCTGCTGGAGCTTTGGGGGCGCTGGGAAGAGGCATCGGAGGTGCTGGGAAGGAGCGTCAATGCAGTCCTCGCCCGCACCCGTGCGCTTAAGAATTATCGAGTCACCGAGAAATATGGTGTGGAGCCGAATGTTGGTCCTATCTGGACGAAGGAAGACGACGAAGCTCTTTCAGATCTTTGGTGGACCATCCAAAGAGATCCAAATAGTCGGGCCATGGTCGCTGGCACTCTGGGACGGACGGTGGGGGCCATTGAGGCGAGAGCAATGCGTATTGGTCTCAATGATGAAATTTCGAGGCCGTTTTCTTATGCCAGGTATTGGCAGCACAAGTACCTTGCTGATCGCGGATACTCAGCCCAGCAGATTGTGGAAATTTTAGGTGGCAATCAGTGGGTTGTCTATGATCTCTTAAACCGCCTCGGTTCCACGATGAAGCACCCAACCCGCGAAATGCGCTTCCCCAGGCTGTCCCGGTGCACCGTGTGCGATACGCCACCTCACCGGCTTGGACTGTGCCGGTTGCACTATCGACGGCTTTTGGGCGGTCAGCCATTGCACGAGCCGAAAGGCACCCGCCGTATGCGGGAGAGCACAGCCGAGCTAACTTCCCGCGTGGCGAATCTTCGGGAAACTGGCCTGACATGGAGAGAGATTGGTGAAATCCTTGGCAAGTCAGAGAGCCGTGTCCAAGAGATCGGCAAAAATGCTGGGTTCACTGGTGCTGTGGAAAAGCCAAAAAAGCATGGAATACCTGCCCGGTGGCAGGAAGGGTGCCGCTGCGACGAATGCATGACGGCGATGAACGAATACAAACGCTTGGAGCACGCCAAGGCTGCACAAAAAGCTGCCAATGCGCTCGAAGCAGGCGGACACCTACCAGGACAAGCCTGCCCCTGCGACCAGTGCCAGGCCGTCAAAGCCAAGCAACTCCGAGAACGCAACGGCCGCACACAGTTATCAGCAACCAACAACGGCAAGCCCTGGAGCGGCGACGAGGACGAATATATCCTGACCTCCACCGAACGTATCGAGGACAAAGCCGCAACCCTCGGACGCACTTACGCCGCAGTGGACAACCGCCTCCGCGCCCTACACAAAATGGGTCAGCAAATAGACTAATAGACTGACACCATGAGAATTGAAGCGCTGATACGTCCTACCGAGACCCGTGCACTCGAAGCAGAGGCCGACGACTACGAGACCGCCCTGTCCGCTGTGGAGGCCCAAGTACCCGACGGCTGGCAGATGATCCAGATTCGCAGGGCTAAGTAGCCATCTGGCCGCCTGCCGCCTACCGGGTTACTCACACACTCCGTAGGCGGCAGGTCTCTTAACGACGAAAAGCGGCCTCACCAATCCGCAAAGAATGGTGAGGCCGCTTTCACGTTTAGGAATTGCTATTGCTTGGGTGTTGCGCCGATGCCAATCTTGGTCAAGAACTCATTCACGACCGGTATGGCCATGACTCGAGTAATACCCCCGGTGACGAGTAGCACGGCTCCTGCTACGCCGGATGCTGCGGCAGGGTCGTGGTTGGTCGCTGCTTGGTAGATCAGCGGCGCGCCAGCGATAAGCGGCAGTATCAGTGCTAGACCTGTGCGAAAAGCTGTGCGCCAGGGGAAACGAGTTTGGGTAGGTTTGAGGGCTTCGTGATCGCCCATAGTTGCTCCTTAGAAGGGCAGGAAGGCAGTCAAGCCTTCGGTGAATGATTGAACCAAAGAAGCTGCGACGAACATCACCGCTGCAAAAATGACAAACACGGCTACCCAGCAGCCGCAGATAAGAGCAACCAGTACAACTGCTCTGGTAGCCCTACTGGGCTTCGGGTTGCGACTTGTCATTGACATTGACATCGACGGTCACCACAGACTCGGCCAGGGCCGCTGCGGCACCCTCCTTAGCCCACTGGGTGATCTCCTCCTGGGTGAACGTGGCACCCTGCTTTTGTGCTAGCTGGGTCACCATCTCATTGAGGACATTGAGCTTGGCGTGAGACTGGCCGTGCCAAATCTGATTCTGCCGAGCGTTCGCATTCACAGCTACAGCAAGGTTGTTCAGTTTGGAGTGGGTGAGGCCTTGCTGGCGTTGTATTTCGTCGTATTGTGCCACAGTAAAAAGCTCCTTCGGGGTTGGCTGGGTTGATCCTTGTTTTCTGGTGTAGGCGTCCCAGGCTGCTCGGTCGCCGGTGAAGATGTTGAGGTCGAGAGCGCCATTCCAGCCGGGCAGGCGTCCCGTGGCCGTGTATTGCCACAGTGCTGCTGACGGCCAGTGCACGAGGTGCGGCGGGGCAGAGAGTGCTCCGTATCCTTGAGCGCCGGAGGAAGGGTACTGCGCGATCCAGAGCGCGTAATCAGCGGCAACAACCGGGGACCAGTCGTAGGAGTTCTCAGCCGCCTGATTCATGTAAATCACTGGGCGCACACCGGTAGCAGCGTAGACGGTGTCGAGCCACGTTTTGGCCCAGCCCACATCTGCGACGTTGTCGCCCTCCCAGTCCAGCACGAGCATGGCTTCGCCGTGATAGCCCTTGGTTTGGGTCAGGAAGTGATTAGCTTCGCTGGTGGCGCTGCCCTGGTAACCGGCTTCGTGGGCGAAATGGTAGATCCCGCGCGGCTTGCCTAATGCTTTGGCTTGCTGGAATTGTGCGTCGCAGCCTTGGCTGACAAAACCGGTACCGCCTGTCGCTTTGATGATGACAAAGTCAGCAGGGACGGCGGCCAGATTAATCCCAGCCTGCCACCCTGAAATATCGATCCCATTCAGGCTCATGAGGTTCCTCCTGTCGGTGTAGTGGTCGGTGGTGTTTGGAGGACGCAGGCAATGTCTGTTGAACCAGGGGCGACGGGCGTGCAGAGCTGTTTGCTGCCGTCTGCGGCGGTGATTGTGATGCTTGATACCGGGTCGCCCTTCGGGCCCTGCGGGCCTGCCGGGCCTTGTGGACCTTGCGGGCCTTCTTTGCCGGGTGCGCCTTCTTTTCCTTGCGGACCCTCAGCTCCGGGTGCACCTGGTGCGCCGTCCACACCTGCCGGGCCTTGCGGCCCAGTAATGGTTTGACCAGCCACGCCGGGTTTACCATCTGGGCCAGGCTTGCCAGCGACTCCTTGGGGGCCGTCTTCACCTGCTGGCCCTTGTGGGCCTTCGAAGCCGCGCGGGCCTTGTGGGCCTTGGGCTCCGGCGACGGGCGGTGGCGTGTCTTGACCGGTTTGCTGTTTCACCTCGGATGCGACCTGGCACAAGTTTTTGCCCTGCTGATCTTGGACGATGAGTCCCTGCTTGCAGAGCTCCAGGGTACGGGTTGAGACTTCTTGGGCTTTGACCCGGTCGGCCTGCGCTTGGGCCAGTGCAGCGTCTTTCTGTCCGATCACGGCGGCGTTTTGATATAGCAGTCCACCGAGTAGCAGAATGACAAGAACGAGCAGTAGATACCCGATCAGGCTTCTTTTCCGCTCTAATTTAGTCATCGATCACGCCCTCTTTCGGTGGTTTTGGGTTCCGGTTCGGGTAGCGGCAGTCCATGAGAGCTTCATAAAGTTCACGATTCGCCGCTTCGAGTTCACTGATCCTGGAGTCCTTACTGGCGATAATGCCCGTTTTCTCGCCCCGCAAATCCTTCGAAGTGCGGAGGTACCAGATAGCGCACGCACCAATGACGACGATGATGAATCCGAAGACCCCCAACTGCGCGAACAGCCCACCGAGAGTCGTGCTAACCAGTCCGTCCACATGTATGTCCCTCCCTGGGTTAGCTGAGTAGTCCGCCGCGTCGGCGGGCGATGAAGTTCCGCACCAGGTGCACCGGGCCGGTGGCCGCGACGCCGGTTCTCAAGCCGACCCATGTTTGGCCTTGCAGGCTGGAGTCGGTGACGACAATGACTTGAATGTCTTCGATGTAGCAGCGGACGTTCCCGCCGACGTTGACCACCTTGAGTTTGTGGAAAACATTCGCCGGGGCCGACACGGCTGCGGTGCCGAGCTGGGTTGCGGTCCCACCGACGACTTTGTAGAGCCGGGCGTTGGCCCCGTTCGATTCGATGCCGAACATCAAATAGTTGTTGGCGTCTTGGACGCGGCAGAGCAGATAAACCCCTGACGCCCCGCCCCAAGCCACCTCAGCCTCTACCTCGTTATCGCCGGTGAGCGTGTTGGCATAGATGACATTGAAACCATCTGAGCGGTTGTCAAAAAGGGTGCCGCCGGAGATGACGGGGCCGGTACCGACCCAGTCAGTGCCGTTATCCGACTGCCCAATAGGCCCGTCAGCCCGATCAAACGCATCCGCGACAGCAACCGTGTTGGCGCGGTCAAGTGCTTTGTCGGCGAGCTTCGCTGCTGCGTCACCGTAGGGCGAGATCCCGCCGCCCTCAATCAGGTACCTCAAGGAAAGTTTCGAAATACTGGAACTCACCTCAACGGTGGTGGGGCAGAAGATTTGCCCCTTACCGACCTCGACCGGGCCTGAATAGGTCCAGAAGCCGGGGTTAGTGCGCTCCACCAGGTGCGGGGCCGTCCACGTCGCGCCGAGGTCTTGTGACACCCTCATCACACCGTGCTGAGCGACCTGCGCACCGGGCAGGTTCCGGTACACACAAATCAGCGTGTAATTCGAGGTGATCAGATTCGACGGTCGCCCCGAGCCCACGAAAGCGGGGGCCGGGTTCGTCCACGTCGTGCCGCCGTTGAGACTCTTGGTGATGCCGATCCGGTCCGCGTTCCCCCAGCGGAACATGATCACGACGTACTGGCCCTGAATGCTCGCGTAGGGCTCCTGGAAGTCGGTCCCGGCTTGGACGCCGTCAGCGAATTTCACTGGCGCACCCCAGGTGGTTCCGCCATTGGTGGACTTCGACCAAAACACGCTGTCCTTAGCATCGGAGGTGTTTTGCTTCCCATACCACGTCGCCAAAAGATTGCCATTGGGGAGGGTGATGATCGGTGCCGTGCCTGCACTGTACGGGTGCGGGTCAATCCTGATCTCGCTACCCCATGTCGCGCCCTGGTCTTGGGAGATCCGCAAGAAAAACCCTGCCGCATTCAGTGACGCGGTGCCCTTGATGTAGGTGACATAAAGGATTTTCTTATCCGGCGAGGTCGAGGTGGTGGGGTCACGCAAATCCACACCAGTTGTCGGGTCCGTGAAAATCGTGGTCGCCGCAGTCCAGGTCAATCCCTGATCCGATGAGTAGGCGGCCTTCACCACACCGTCACGGGCCGCAATATGGTCAGCACCTTCACGCCAGACCAGGAAAATCCGGCCATCAGCCAACACTGTCGCGGACGGAAACGCCGCATACTTGGAGTCGATGCCGGGCACGACACGGGTTTGCCCCACCCTGACCGTGCCGGTACCCGAGGACGGCAGGACCGTGGCCCCGGATTTGATCGCGTCAAACGCGGCTTTCTGCGCCACCGAAATCGGCTTATTGATGTCGGTGGTGTTGTCCACGTTGCTGAGCCCAACCAGGGCCTTGTCAGCGGTTGCCCATTCGGTCGTTGAGTTGTCGGATTTTCTCCGAAGGACCTGCAACGCTGCCCCGCCAGTGGGGACTCCTGCCCCGACCGGACCAGCATCGCCCTTATCGCCCTTGTCACCTTTCGGCAGGGTCAAGTTCAGGGTCTGGTTAGGTGGGTTACCGGTGATGCTCGCCCCAGCAGTCACACCACCAGTGACGGTACCAATGGCGAGTTGGTTGGCGGGGCCGGGCACGGTCGAATCAGCACCCGTATCCCCCTTATCCCCCTTGTCGCCTTTGGTGATAACCGCTGTTGGGCCTTGCTTGACGGCCAGCAGTTCAGAGAGTTGCCCGCCACTAGCGGGGACGTTGAAAACCATCGGCAACCGGGTTGTGCCTTGGGTTTGGTCGTCGCTGGTCGGCCAATCAATATCGAGCTGATACCAGCGCGCCGGATTCAACCCCTCGGTCGGGGTGAGATCCACACTGAACGAACCATCCCCGCCCGGTTTAATGATCTCTTTGCGCGGTGCCAGTAGCGTGCCTGCTTGGAATGATGCGCCGTCCATCCAGAACGTCAGCTTCACCCCTTCAATGGTTTGCGCGCCGAAGTCTTTGATATTGCCGGTAACGATAGCCAAGATAGGTCTCCTATTGTGGTGTTGCGAAAGTGTTAATGTCGGAGATCGTGCCGACGTGATCTGTTGAGCCGCCGTTCGGTCCAGCAGCAGCACCAGGGGCGAATTTCCACCGCACCCTGAGCCGATAAATGCCGGGCGGTACGATCACGTTTTTCATCATGGGTAAGGGCACTTGAGAGCCGCCGATAAACCCGTTCTGGTCAGTGTGCGAGACGGCTTGCACCGTCCCGGCGATCTGCACATCAGCGTCCGGGCCAGTGAGGTACATCTCAGCGAAGATCGTGGACTTGTAGCCATTGGCCTTGAATACCGCCGCGGTGGCTTGGAGGTTGATCCTGCCCGTCCGGCTCGTGAAAACGGGCGTGGAGACGATGAGTTGCCAATCCGATGCCGAACCACCCGAGGCAATCGTTTTCGTCAAAGTGCCCGGATACGCGCCGGTGGCTGAGCCGAAAGCCTGATCCGACAGTGGAACCATCTCCCCAGAGTTCGGGTCACGCAGCGACAAACCAATAGACGGGCCAACCAGCACTTGCAGCACATTGCCGGTGAAAACGGAAAGGTTATCGCCGGTGAGTTCGACCCGGTCGGGTCCGTCATTGGTGCGGATCGTCGCCCCAGTGACGACCATGCCGTCGATAGCCTCAGCCGCTAAACGGTCAGCACGGGACGCTTTGGCTTGCAGTACCTCAACCGCTTGGGCGAGGCGTGCCAGGGTTCCGGCGAAATCGGGAGGGTATTGGGTGCCCATTTAGCCCTCCTCAGCGTCGGTGGGTTCCTCAAACAAAAGTTGCGCGGTGTCTTTTTCGCCGCGTTTAGCGGGCTTGATCGTGTACCCGATACACCGGCGCACCTGGTCCAAGGTTGGGGTGCCGTCCTCCAAAGCTGGGTGCATCAAATCGACCAGCCGCACCCGCACATAAGCACCAAGAATGCCGGGATCGATCGCCTCCAGATCACACGTCACGTCCAGCAGCCTGGTGCTGCCGTTCATGGTGTCGCGTAAATGCGCGGCGTCGGCGTCGAGGTTCGCTTTGATACTCATGCCCTGACGGGTGACGGTCTTATCGGTGCGGAGCCCGCCAGCGGCCAGAATGTCGGTCGCGTCGAAAACATCCGACATGGGGGCGGGTACGTCGGTGCCACTGGAGCCTTCCGGTGCTTCACCACGTATCCGCCAGGACGTTGCCCCAGCGGTGCGGTCCCGCGTCTCCGTATAAGACCTAACAGCGGCGGCTGGGATGGTGTACCCGTTTGGGCGAGCCAGGGACGGGTAAGCCAGGATCAGGGTGCGTTGCCGCTCCCACGGCGTGCCGGTCACATCAATAACCCAGTCAAACCCGTCGGCACGGTTCGCCATCGTCGCCAGCATCGCACCCCATTTAGTGGAGTCCTCATCCTTGAAAGACAGCTGCCGTTTCACCCCGGATAACCCGCTATCAGGGATGGTCAGCCCAATATCGGAATCTGGCGTGCCCGTCGCTTCAATGACCATGCCGCGCGCCCACACGAACTGATCAGCAATCGATTCGTACTGGTTCCGGCGCGCTTCGCGCCGGTCAAGGTACCCCTCAAACGTGGCCCCGGCGAGAGTCACCGTGAGCTTTCCACCATCGGAGCTGATGGAGTCTTTATCGAGCAGCCCGCCCCACCAAATCAGATCGCCCTGCGCCAGATACATCGACAACGATGCTTCGGAGCCGACACAAGTCAGCAACCTGCGGGCAACATCTTCATTGGGGATTTCGATCTTGGCCGAAAGTTCACCAGCTTTGCCGATATATCGGGTCGCGGTCTCTACGTCGGCTTCGAACTGGCCCAGGGTTTCATCACCCCTGACGCGGGCGATGAATAGCCGCCAGGTCATTAGCCCTCCGCCGAGGTCGGGGTCATCTGAAACGCCTCAACGTCCACAGTGATCGTGAAGTTATTCGGTGCACCAGAAAGATTCTTTGACGTGAGCATGACCCACACCCCCTCAGTGGTGGCATCACGAACCGACACATCGAAGCGCTGCATGCCCGTAGGTAGGGAGCTGAGCGTCACCGACAGCAGCGGGGGCACGGTGAACCGTCCGACAGGGAAGCCAGCGAAGGCGTTGACGATCTGCTGACCCGAGGTCACCGTGACAGTGAGCTTTTGGGCGTGGGAGGCGTAGCGTTGCCCTGGACGCCACTGCCCCGGCAACCCATAAAGCTGTGCCGCTTTGTCCTGCACCGTCCACGACGTTGCCCCCGCTGGGACGGGGATTGTCCCCAACGACAGCGCACCAGCCGGGGTTAGCGGCGGTACCGGCGAGCCCGAAGCAGGGTAAGCACCGGGTAGGACGGTGATCACCGCTGAGGGAGTGCCCGCGCCACCGATTGCGTCCGGGTCAGTGACCTGGGCGATCAGCCGGTCAATGCGGTTCCGGGTCGCATCAGAGGTGCCGACGCTGAACGGCTCATCCTGGGTAATGGTTACCACGTACGCGCCCTGTGCGGTCGAAGCAGCAGGGACGACCATACGGCCTTGGGAAACGGTGCCGCTCATCCCCGACGTATTAGCCACCGTGCACCCGGAGGCCACCCCACCGACAACTGCGAGGCCGTTGCTTTGAACCATCGCCGCAAGAGCATTGCGATAAATCTGCCCGGTCACGCCGAAGCCCTGTGCCTGACCCTTCAGAGCGGAGACTACAAGAGACATAAAGTGCTCCTTAGATAATGGCGTCGCGCCAGTAAGCGGTCAGTGAAGCCTGGTCCGAACCGGTACCGTTCAGGGCCAGGGTTGATTCGCCCGGTGGAATGAAAAGATCCTCGATGAGTGCGCCCCGGATCGACCCGTACCGCGACGCCGAACCGTTCAGCACCACGGTCGAGGGCGCAGGCCGGATCACGAGGGTATCCCCGGCCTGGAGTGGGAACGCCACCCGATAAGCCCGGACCCGCTCCGGCGTATACAAGGTAAAAGCCGGGTCTTGAAGCGGACCCTTCAACTCGATGTTCAAGGGCGTGTCATACGTACCCTGATTCGTTAGTGTCGCCCGGTTACTGTACCCGCCCGTGTTCGCCGGGAAATCGAACGGCAAATCGAAATCAAAATCCAGGCCAGGCGGTGCCTGATAAGGGTGCAGGACTGCTTTGTGCTCCGACAGCGAGTAGCGGCGCGGGTCTTGAGCCTTCCACTGCAACGACACCGGCACGATATTCCCGAACCCAATAGGCAACGGGATGGATCGGCGGATGATCCTGGCGTTGACGAACTCGGGCCCGAACCCCTTATCCGTCAGCAACCGGCCAATCTGGTCAATGATCGGTGTGGCTCTGAGCAACGCCATCCGAAGCTCGTGGGTTTCTTGCTGGGTGTCTCCCACAATGTCCAGATCCAGGGTGACGGTGCGGGCAGTCGGCAAAAGCCTGCCATCCTGCCCGCCCGCCGACTGAGGATTAGCCGCCGAACCGTCATCAACCCCCGGATCGTCATCCCAGCCCTCAAGATTCTTCACGAAATACCCGGTACCGTCGCCCAGTTGAAGGCCGTTCCAGCTGACCCGGTACATGCCGGGTGTTGTTTGGTAGATCATGCGAACACCAAACCTCCCGCCTTCGCGCGTGCTTTGAACTCCAGCTCGTTCGCCACGTCGGCTGCTGTGTCGTCCTTCTGCACGTACTGGTTTTCGATGTGCACGAGAGGACTGTTGCGCTCTGACAGGCTCGCTGCGCCCAGCCCTCCGCCATACTCAGGCGCTGCTGGCCGGTAATGAGCGAGAGAAGGAAGCTTGGGCACTGTGACAAGGCTTCGGAGTGAAGCATCGACCTGAGCTACCCCGCCATCAATGCCTTCGACCAAACCGGCTGGGATCATCGCGCCGACCTCATCACGGAAAACGGTCGAGGGCGAATGGATCCCCAAAGCGGCTTTGAAAGGCTCCACAATCCAGCCCGGAATCATCCGAAGGAAGAAGTCGCCAATTCCGCGTAGCAGTGACCCAGCCCCGTCCAGGAGCCCCTGAATCATGTCCCGGCCAATATTCCACAGCGAGCTGCCGAGGCCACTCAGGAAGCCGAGGATCTGGCCTGGCATTTTCCGGAAGAAGTCGAGGAATCCGCCAATGAACCCGGACACACCGTTGGTGACGTTCCGCCACGTCGAGGCGAAGAAATTGCCTATAGCGCCAAGCACGTTGGACACAATTGACCGGGCAATGTTCAGCCCAGCACCGATGACCGAACCAACGATCTTAATAGCACCGGAGATCACGTTCACGATGGTGTTCCAGATCCCACCGAAAATGTTCTTGATCCCGGTCCACACCATCGACCAATTGCCCGAAATGATGCCGGTCACGACCTGGATCACGCCCTGGATGATCTGCATCACCGATGTGATGATTGAGGCGATCACCCCGAACACAGTGGTCACCACCGGCATGAGCGCATTAATGATCGGGATGAGCAAAGAAGCGATCTGTGTAATCAAAGGTGCAATCGCGGCGACGATGACGCCGAACAGGGTTGCGATAGGCGGCAGGACAGAACTCACCAGTTGCATTACCGGTGGGATGATCTTTTGGAACAGCCCAATCAGTGGCGGCAGGATTGCTGAGATGAGTGGACCAATCGCGCCGATAATGGTTGTGACGATTGAGGCCAAAGGCGGCAGGATCGAACTCACCAGGTTGGCCACCACCGGAATGAGCTGTGAGAACAGGCCCACCAGGGGCGGCAAGATCTGGCTGATCATCGGAGCGATAGCGGCCACAACCGAGCCGATCACTCCAGCCAGTGACCCGAGGGCTTGTCCGATGACGGGTACAAGGCTGGAGATCGCTGGCAGGATCGCCTGGAAGGCTTGTCCCAAACCGGTGGTGAGCGACTGGGCGACTTGCCCCAGTGCCGGGAGAACAGCCTTGAGTGCCGCACCCAGGGAGGTGGCCAGGGTCTGGCCGAGCTGGGAGAACATCGACCCTATTTGCGGCAGCAGCGGGGCTAGGGATTTGAAGATCAAACCCAGCGGCGACAGCGAAGAAGCTAGCTGGACGACTTGCGGGATGAGGGGGCCGAAGCTTTGCCCCAGCGTGCTGAAAACAGAACCAAGATTCAGACCAGTGAAGTAGCCTTTGATGTTGCTGAAGACTGCTCCTACCGCATCCCTGATGCTAAACAGCACGCCAACAATCTTCGAGTCCTCTTCAAGGCCGAGAGCCTTACGAAGACCGCCAGTGAAGTCGCCTTTAGTGAAGAGGGCAATCAATCCGGTGGTGATTGCGCCAATCCGGTCAGCCATCGCCTGGACATGACCGGCGAAGGCCAGCACCGGGGCACGCGCCGCTGAGAATCCACGGGCTATTAGTTGAATGACCGGGACCAGCACGGCGCGGCCAAGATTTCCGAAAGCGGTCAGTATTGGCAGCGCTGTGGACCCGACAGCCACCTTGAGTCCTTGCATGGACATGGTGAACTGGCGGATGGACGACTTCGACGCCCCAAAAATTTTCTGGTCAGTCTCATCCAGGACCAACCCCATTTTCCCGGCCTGCGCCGTCAGCTCAGCAATGCCCGCTGATCCTTTGTTCAGGAAGGGCAGGAGCGTAGCGCCGGAACGGCCAAAGAGCTGCATGGCGAGAGCGGTTTTTTGGGCACCGTCCGGCATGGCTTTGAACTTGTCAGACAGCGCGGGGAGGATCTCAGACATGGGCTTGACCTGCCCGGAAGCGTCCAGGAAGTTCGTGCCCAGGGTCTTGGCCATCGCGGCTGTTTTTGTGCCGTCCTGCGCAGCCTTACCCAGATTCTTGGAGAAGATCGTCATTGACGATTGGGCGGCGTTCACGTCAACACCGGAGAGTTGGATGGCTGCGCGCAGCCCCGAGAATTGCTGGACGGAGCCGCCCGCGATCCGACCGAAAGCGTTCACAGCACCCTGGTAAGACTGAAACTCTGCCACCGAGCCTTTGATGAACTTGCCGACGCTGAAGGCTGCCAAGGCACCGGCAACGGGGACTGCGAACTTCTTCAGCCCGCTAACAAAAGCACCACCGAGTGAACTGGAACCGGCCTGCCCGGCCTTCGCTGAGGCCGGGGCAAGCTGGTTCGTAATGCTCTGTTGAGCCCCCGGCATGGCCGGTATGAGGGTGATGAATGCCCGCGCAAGTTCAACGCCTGACGCCATTCTTGGCCTCCATCCATTCCTTCATGACGGCGAGATCTTGCGGTTCACCGCCGATCACACCTGTCTGCGCCCAGTTCTTTTCGAGTTCTTTGGGCTCGATCCGCTCTAGAGGCGGTTGCGGCCTTGGCAGTGGCTTCGGCCTGCGTCCCTTACCGCCACCCATCGCATGCGTGAGTAGTGCTAACTGGTCGAAGATGAGCGCCTGGATGTAGGTTTCTTCCGTCCAGGGAGTCCAGCCGGGTTGTGACCTTCTGAGTGCCGAATCATGCGGCCCCCACCTAATGGCCGCCCACACATCAGTCCACGAAACGTCGAAGCCGAGATCGTCTAGGCTGATCCCGGCTTGCAGTAGGTCGTAGCGAATGGCTGGGCGGTTTTCCTCTATGAGGCGGTAGAGGCCTCGGATTCCCCCAAGGACATTTCCGAAGCTTCTGACCACGCGTTGAAGAGCGCTTCGAGCTGGAAGATCTCGCCAAACTGTCCCAGCACTTCGGGGAGGTATTCAGCGAAAAGCTCGTTCATTGCTTGCGCCTGAGAGAGCGTTTCCATTTTGAGCAGCAGCTCAGGCTTCAGGAAGCTGAGCTTCGGGATTGAATGCACCTTTTTCGAACCCGGCATGGTGAACTCGAAACGGTTCTGCTTGTATCCAGCCTTAGAAGCTGGGACTTGAAAAACGGTCATTGCCTGGACCTTTCATAGTGGCTTGCCCGGACGGTTTGGTAGCGGCGGCGGGAAGGTCCGGGCAGGTAAAACCCGCCGCCGCTAGTTGTTAGGCCGCAGTGGTGTCTTCGATGAACAGGTAGGCTTTGTTACCTTCAGCATCGGGGGCGGCGGAGATGGTGATTTCGTAGCCGGAAGCGTCCTCATCGGTCCACTTCACTTCGCCAATGTCGGTGATCTTGCCGACCGGCACGACAACACGAATATCGAAATTGCCGTCGCGCATCTCGAAAGACCAGACACGGTTTTCCAACTCTTTCGAGTTGATCGAAACCTTGGTGAGCTTGCCAGTCACCGAAACGTTGTCCTTGTGGTAAACCTCGGCAAGGACGCCTTTAGTGGTTTCAATCAGCGTGAGTTTGTACTCAACGTCATGGCTGGTACGGATGACCTTTACCGTGTCGCCACCCCACGCCTTGATCTTGGCGCTGTCGGTGGCGATGGTCTGACTCAGGCCATCGTCGGAGACGTAGCCGAGACCGCCGAACGGTTCAGGTAGGGCGGTCGCTGCGGTGGTAGGTAGAGTGGTGCCGATATCAGCGACGTAGACGCCGCCAGTAGATTTCGGCTTTCCTACAAGAACTTTGGTGGCGTCGTTCGCCATGATTACCCCTCGTGGTCGTTGCCCGGACCTTGAAAGGGTTAGAGACTGATTTGTTTGCCCCGCACGCCAATCTGATAGGTGGCGATGTAGCGGGTCTGGGAGGTGAGCGGGTCAGGGAAGTTGGCTGGTGCGGCGAACTCATCCACCCGGTAGAACTGCACATCGTCTACTTGGTCGATGCGGTGAATGAACCCGCGACAAAGCTGTGCGATATCCTCGGCAGTCACCTCGTCATCGGCGTAAGCTTCGACAGTAATTTGCGCCCGGTCGTAGATAACGTTCTGACGCGCGCCCCCAGTGCGCAGCACACGAACAAACGCTCTCGGCCGCTTGACCGGGACCTTAGTCCCTGCCTTCACACCTGCTTGGTCGGTGAGCGCCAGCATGTTCGTCAAGTATTTGCAGAGAAGCTTCTCGATGTCGGGGAAGCGGATAATCTCAACGGCCACTGTCCACCGACCCTAGTAGTGAGTGATTGATGGCCTCGTCGCGTTTTGCTTCCGAAGTCTCGGTAGCAACGAACACCACAGGGCGACCTCCGCCATAGCCACCGCGAATCATCGTCACCTCGACACCATCACCGGCAGCAGAACGGATTCGCCCGCCGCGAGCGAGAAGGTCAGCGACCACAGCTGGATCAGCGAGTAAGGCTTTCGCCCCGGATGAGTTCATTTCGACTTTGAATTTCTGGGCCATTACCCCCTCCATTTCTTGAGGTAAATCACGGTGTGGTCAAGAACGCCGGTATCCCATCGCTCGGGTTCGCCGTCAATCTCGTACTCAACCCCTTGGTAAATCGCACGGTCGAGGGCCTGAACATCAGCCCCGGCTGGAGCGTGCACAGTGAACTGAATGAGCACACCGTTTCGGTTAGCTATGACCTCATCGGTTGCCCCTGGAGTGATGAGGCAGTTAGAAATCTCTAACGCCTGCGCCTTCGACCAATCCTGCGTCTCGTTGTCGTGACCGTCATCCACCAGCGGTGCTCGTAAACGAGTGAAGGATTGCCGCATGAGCGATGGGAGCATTACAACCTCCCAGTCAAGCGGTACGGTTCGAGCATGGCCCGTTCGTGTTCCATGAGCACTGTTCCACCCGCGACCCCAGGGGCCACGGTCGCGTAAGTTATTGACACCTGCCCCGCTTGCTCGCGGGTAATCCCAGCAGGCGACGAACCGGCGCGAGCGGCAACGGAGCGGATGATTTCAACAACATCAGGCGCAGCGTCGAAACCGTGTTTGACAGTAAGGCGCACACCTCGGAGCCGGTTGGTCCAGCGGCCCGTCGCCCGAACAAATCCAGACTTAGACCATTCAAGTGTTTGAGCATCTAAGGTGACGCCATCAACCACGGCCGCCGTGATTTCCTTGACCATCAGGCTAGGTAGTTGCAGCGTGCATGAACCAGAGCCGTCGAGAATCATCTCTTCGGTGATCACTGGTGCTATGTGCCAACCGCAGTAGGCTCTCACGGCAGCTTCAGCGGCCTCTAGGCGTGATTGTTCAGTGTTAGCGCTTGGATCGGGAAGCAGGCTTGGGAGCGTCATCTGCCACCGCCTTATCCTCTGGCTTGACAGCCTTATGCACAGGCTTGTCGGCTTTGACTTCGTTAGCTCCCTGGGGAACTTCTTCGTCATCGAACTGGTACGTGGAACCGGCGTACTCGTACTCTTTCAATCCCATAATTTTTCCTTCCGTGGAGGACGTGTTGGGCTCCCTTTCGGGGAGCCCAACACATCGATTAGGCGGTTGGCGCGGCCAAGGACACCTTGACGAAAGCGGACGGGCGACGAACTGCCAACAGCAAACGGCGTTCAGCCCGGATGGTGATCCGGTTATTTGTGAAGTCGTCTTCGTTGGAGTTCGTAGCATCCACGCGGACGCCTCCCTTAGAGACGGTGCTGGCAGCCTGCTTGAACGAGCCGACCAGCGCAGTTCCCTGCGCAATGGCGGGGGTCACAACGGTTGGCAAACCCCAAACAGGGGGCTTCTCCAGGATGGCTCCACTGCCGTACTGTCCTGCGAAGAACCCGCCGCCGAAGTACTGGCCGTTAGCGTCCTTGGACAGGCGTAGTGCTTGATAGTCGAGCGGGTGCATGACGACACCATCCGCCGACAAGCCAGAGCCGGTTTCGACCTTGGTGGATGCCGAGAAAATCGCGTCAGCGACGCTCAGCGAGTTAGCAGTCGTGCCACGGTCCTGGGTCTGGATGCCGGACCGGTTCAGCAAACCGCGCAGATTGTTGCCGGTGCCACTGCCATTGAGCAGCTGGTTTTCGATCATGAGCGCCAACTGGTACAGCAGACGTCCGTCGATAGCGGACTTCAAGAACGGCAGATCTTCCGCCAGCTCGTCAGATTCGCGAATCCAACCAGCAACCTTTTTCAACGCCTCAGTGACCGCAGTAGGGTCGCCGAAATGCAATTGCGGCTTCTGACCGTTTTCGTTGACCAACTCGAAGTCGCCCTCAACGAGAGCGTTCTCCACGAAGTAGGTCAAAGCAGCACCCGAAAGGGTTTCTGCACCGAGCAGATCCTCGATGGTCAACCGGCGACGTAACCCCGTAACAATGTTCTGATCAACCTGGGTCAGGATCGGTTTGGCCCACCCATCCGGACCGCCCGTCACCTGCGGGTCAGTTGCGGCCTTGTATTCGGGAGCGCTGATGTCGATCCGGGACTTACCGTTCGTGCTCTTCACTGCCACGAGCTGGTCCCCAGCGCTCTTGACGAACCAGTCCCCCAGGCTGGACGCCTTGACGCCGTCAACGGGCTCGACAGGTTCGCTACCGCTGAGCGAATCCAACAAGTCAGTTCCGCTCTTCACGGATGCCTCACGGGCCTTAGCGGCTTCAATGTCGGGCTGGATAGTGTCCAGCCGGGCGATCTGCTCAGGGGTGAGATTATCTTCCTTGGCGGCCTTGATCAGTGCTGCAAGTTCCGCCTTCAGTTCTGCGAGAGTTTTCACAGAAGTTCCTCCAATGCGAGAGTTTTCAGTGAGATCTCCAGCCCGCTGATATCGACGGACGCCTGAGCGGCAGGTTCCTGAGACTTGGCCGGTGAAGGCTCCTGGTCCGTGACCTGTTGGCTGGCGCTGGCCTTACCTTCGTCGCTGGTTGCTGCATCGAGCAGCGTTTTGAGTGCGGTTTTCGCCGCGTCGAGTGCGGTGATCGTGTTGTTCACGAGTTCCGCGTTTTTGGCCGATAAGACCCGGCCAGCCTTGACGCCGTTGATGGCACCAAGAAGTTCTGATTTGACCGATAAAAGCTCGGTGTCTTGGTTGGCCCCGACAAGGGTCGGCCCAACCTCGTACAACTTGAGGGCGCGCAGCTCGGTCGCTTTGACCCCGTCAATCTCGGTCGGGCCCGAGTCCATCACCGAGTAGGCGAAAGAAAACTGGGTAACCCTGCGTCCCTTGAGGAGTTTGTACACTTGGGCGGCTTTGGGATTATCTAGATCCAGCTGAGCCTTGACGAGTAAACCCGTGTCGGTTTCGGATGCCTCGGTGACCGTGCCAATGTGCGAAAACGGATCGGGCGAGTCATGTGACCACACCACCGGGATCGGGTCTCCCTTGGTTGCCCAGTCAGCCAGGGTGGCAGCAAACGCACCCTTAGCGACCACGTCGCCGTAAGAGTCGATGTTGCCGAACACCGACACAATGGCCTCGAATGTTCCGTCACCGCTTACGCCGACCTCTTTGAATTGGGCGTCAATATTTTTTGTCAGCATCGCGCCCTCCTAAGGGCATAAAAAAAGACCCTCAAAGGGGTCTCGATCATTTGGGTTAGCTCGTTCAGGGAACAGTGATCTCCACGGTGCAGGTGCAGTTAGCCACACCCTCCGCACCAAGAACCGGATCTCCCGGCCAGTTCGCTCCGTTCGAGAACGACTCACCGGCCGGCACCGTCTCGCCGTCCATCGCGGCATGCTCAGGTCGGGGATTAGCAGCGTTGACGACCCAAGTTTTAGTTGACTCGGCAGATTGCTGCTGAGCTGCCTCCGTAACGGCAAACCCACTGAAAGTAGTGCTTAGCGTGGTTGAGATGGAATCTCCGCGCGCGTCCTCAGCATCGTCAAAAACGGACTCTGGTGATGTCAGCGGGTCGCCGTTCTCGTCTTCTCCCGGATCGGCGAGTGCCTTCTGTAACTGGGCCAGGGTGGTTGCGTTGATCATTCCGGCCCGTGACTTGGCGACCGCTTTCAGGAACGCAAGTGTCCGATCAACGTCGTACTCGTCCGGGTCATAACCAAGCTGCGCCAGGGCATCAGCGCCGACTTTGCTACTGACTGCTACCGCCGCCTTGAACAGGTCGTCACCGAGTTCCTTGTCCCACCGGTCGCCATCCCACCAAAGCGGGTTGTCTGACTTCGCGCTGAGCCTGGAGAGCACAACTGAGCGTTGGCGTTTAAAGAATTTCTTCACCACCGCCGCAGTGGCCGCTACCGATTCGCTATCACCGCCCGCCTTCAGCTTCGTCCGCCCTGTCTTAGCCAGGACTTGGGAACCTTTAGGTGCTGAGTCGCGAGGGGATGCTTGACCTCCCACTAAGACGTTTAGGGGTGTCACCAATTGCGCCGCTTCGCCACCTAGTGCAGGCATGTTCTCCAGACCGCGCGCCTCGTCCGCTGTCATCCACGGACGACCAACGGAAGAGGAAAGGACCGCCGCCTGCTCATCAAAGCTGGCTGCGAGTTTCGCCTTCACATTGAATTCCATGTACACGCCGGGACGCGGGTCGATCAGAGGTACGAGCTTGGCGTTGATGCGGTCCTGGATCATTTTCAGCCAGGGTCCGAGCGTTTCCCCGTAGAGCATTTTGCGAAACTCTCGCACGTTTGCGTAGGAGACCCCGCCAGTTGCGCCGAGCATTGCCGGGTTGATGTGCCATGCCCGAGCCACCGTTTCAACGGCTAGCTGGGTGGCTTCGAGCCATTGCTCTTCGCGGGCGTTGAACCGAGGCGTGCTGATGATCATGCCGTCTTCAAGAACAGGCATGCTGCCCTCTTTGCCGCCATTCGCACGGTAGGCGGTGAGGTCTTCCTTGAAGCGTTTAGCGCCGTCATCAGTCCATTTAGGGGCGTCCTTCGGTCGGGCAATGTATTGGCCGATCTGACCGCCGTTCTTCCAGATCGCTGCCCTAAACTTTTGCGCCGCGAGCTGCTCCGCGAGCATGTCTTTCAGGGAGACCACGACAGGAGATCCCCTGTCGGAATAATTCGGTGTCCAGCTACGGAAATGCAGCAGGTTCTTCAGAGGAATCTCGACAGGAGACGTTGCGCCGGGGGCGACGTACCTGATTACGAGCGACCCATCAACCTCGGAACCTGAGGCGACCTGGATACCCGAAACAGCCAATGGACGGATCTGCCACCCTGCACTGTTCTGAGCAACCACCCACCACGCCTCGTCATATAGAGCGATGTCTGAGACGAGGGAAACTTTCAGGTCATACCCCGTCATTGCAGGGTTCGGGTTCTCCAACAGAGCCGAAACAGGCGAATCATTGAGGCGCACACGGTCAGTGTCAGAGACCCTCTGATAGACCGGCCAGCCGAGCTGGCCAATGTTGCGGGCCAAGAAATCAACCACCGTGCGCACGTTGGTCTGGGTCGCCCACAGTTGTGCCGGGGACATCCGATTGACCTTCTCGAAAAGCTCGATCATTTCGTGCCACGTCGGTTGTGGATTCGGAATGGTCACAGTGTCATAAGTCACTGAACCGGCAGGCTTGCGGAACATGTCCAGAATTCCCACTAGACCACCACCAAACCTCTAGAGTTGTACGAACTAACTGGCTGATCAGCCTCACGAACAGATGCCATGTCGAGAGCCCACATCGCCTGTGCGCAAGCAATCAGCGGTGGAACATCGACCGGCGAATTCTTCCGATCCCACACCGAAACATCCCCCAGCGGACGCATAACACCATCCGCCGCAGCGGCATCAAGGACCGGCTGGGGAACATGGAAAACGGTCCGCGCCTTCACCGCATCGAAGAAGCGTCCGTGAGCTGCGCCAAGATTTGAACCTTCGCACCGAATGACCGGCACGCCCGCCGCTTCCAAATGCTCAATGAGCGAGGACGCTGGAGCGCCACGGCCCTGGATGACCACGGCCTCGGCACCGGTCGCAGCGAAGTTCTCCGACAGGAACGGAACAATCCACTCCGTGCCAGCGCGCTGCGAGATCACCTCAACGTGGCGGTTGTTGTCCGGGCGCAAACCGGCAGCGGAAATGTAGCCCATTTCCCGGTTATGTGAAACATCGACGGAAAGGAAAATCTTGGAATCTTCAGCAATTGAGGAATCCGGTTGCGATCCGCCCTCCCACACGCCCTGACCGAACACCGACTCCACGGCGGCTGTAACCCACTGGCACAGATTCTCGGTGCGGAAAACGTGTTCAGGGACGCCGTCCTCTCCCTGAGCGCCCACAAGAGCAGCTTTAGAAGCCAGCATGTCCTCGGTGACGTAGGCGATGCCGTGTTCGTCCTCGTGCCCCATTGACGGGTTGGCCTGAGCCCACCCTTCACGATCCCAAATGTCGCAACCCTCAGGCGCTGACCATTCAAAAATCCCTATCGTAGTGTCGTGGCCGTTCGCGAACTGCTCCGCGTCCATCAAGCCAGCAGTCACATAGCGATCCCACTCATCCAGACGATCCAACGCCTGCTTCCGCAAACCACGCAACACAGCAGACTTGCCCGTGCCAGCATTCGACACCGCTATCGTCTGCGAAGAGAAACGAGCATTTGTAGTGTTAGTCAGCGCAGACCAAGACTCCCAATCCCGCTGCTGACGCAACTCATCAAAAGCAAGATCCGTCGTAGACAGCCCACGACCGCCATCATCCGAAGCGGCCTCACACTTATAACGAGACCCATTCGTCAACTCCAAGTACTTGTTACCGTTCACCGCAGACTTATGCGCCACATAGCCTCGAACCCTGGAACGCTGCAAAGCCTTCGTCGTCAGATCAAGGATCTCCTCAGCCGCATTCAACTTATGCGCTGCACCAAGGATGAGCGGCGGCTCCACTTCCGGGCCATCCCACATCAGCATTCGCCACAACAAGCGCGTAGACATGATGAACGACTTGCCGTTCTGTCGAGCCACCAAAAGCAAAACAGTCTTGAACCGCAAAACCGGGAACTCATCCGAAGCGAACGAACCGAGCGCTAACTCAAGGGAGTGAATCAGAAACCACTTCTGCCAAGGGTGAAGGCGACGGCCAACAAGCTCAGCAGCCTCAATAGCCTCGAACCCAAGAGAAGTCTCAGGCGTCAACTCCCGCAAAGGCCGCGTCCACAACCTCGGCTCAGTTTTACCCAGCCTTGGCTTTCGCTTTCCGCTTCTGCTTGAGTTCGTCAACAGGATCAACCTCCACGGCCTTATCGCCCGTCAACGCCTTACGCGAACCAGGAGTCAACCCCAAAGCCTCGCAGTACCGCAAAAAAGTGGGAAGAGAAGTGTTGTCATTCGCCGGAACCTTCGGACGATCCCCCGACTCCGCCGCGTCCTCAAAAGCCCAGCCAACAATTACATCCCACGCGTCGATCTTTCGAGCCAACGAAAGCAACGCCTCAACGGCGGCGGCATCAACACCATCACGGTCAACATGAGGGGCAGCCTCAATAGCCTTTACGCACGACTCGAAAACAGACACAAGCACCCCTCCCTGCTGCTAGAATCCTGCGCGCGACCCCAGGCCCAAACACGCGGGGGGAGAGGACAGTTACTGGGGCGAACCTGGCCGGTGAAATCTTTTGTGAAGACGTGGACGCCCCTACCCTGCTGGGTTGGGTTTGTTGAACCAGTTTCGGGTTAGTGTTCCGAGTCCGTGAAGATCGGTGTGTTGTTTGTTTGATCGTTGACGGTTGCATCCGCGGTGGCTGTGGCGGAGGTTCGTTGGGTCTTCAGCGAATTGCGGGTGGGTTGACCTTGGGTAGAAGTGGTCTGGTTCCCAAACATCGTCGTTGGTTTGGTCTGTGATTGTGTAGTCGATGGGTTGTCCGCATAGCCAGCAGGGAGCGTTGGCTTCTTCGCCTTGTGCTCTGAACTGTGGCCGGATCTTTGTCTTCCATCGTCGGCTTGTCTGCCCATCACCAGCCATGCAGCCCCCTAGTTTGCCACCTGAGCGGTGGTTCACTTGCGCTTCGGGTTAAATGGGTGATGGCCCGGGAGCTTAGCTCTACCGGGCCATCAGTGTGATTGATTCTGGAGACAGCTGTGCTGGCTACTCAATAGTTTAAGTGTTCGATGAGCGGATTACAACTGTGTAGTTTTGTTCGTGTCGGCGGGTTCGTAGTCGGTTGCTTCTTTCAGATACCAGAGCTGTTCGCCTTCCCATTGGGTGAGGCAGACAGCGCATTGTGCTGTCAGATTTTGGATGGTGACGGCGAGGTTGATTTCTCCTTCAGCGTTGATGACCTGTCGTGCACCGCATTGGGGGCAACTGATTTTGAGTTCAATGGTTTTGGGCGGGTCGAGTAGTGCCCTGATTTGGGTGTTCCAGTGTTCGACGGTGCGGGCGGCTTGGGTGATGTCGTGGTCGTTGGTGAGTGCGAGGGACCAGGCCTGGATGATTGATTCGAGTGTGCCGGTGGTAATGCCTTTATGTGCTGCTTTGAGTTGTTGCGCTTTGTAGGAGATCCGCTGGTAAAGGTCGTGCGCTGCCGGGTTGATGGGTATTGGTGCGCTGTTCGCACCTGATGCGCCCCTGCCGCCGCTGCCTTTTACAGCCTCCCTTAGTTGGTTCAGTAGTGACGCTTCGGTGGTGAATGTCTTGGACCCGTCGTCCCGGATAATGGTGGCCGCGTGCGGTCGGGTGAGTTCGTGCACTAACTGGTTGAGTTTCGTCGTCATTTATCGAGTGTTCCCGTCGTGATGGTTTTGATCTGGGAACGGAACCCAGCAACGATTTTGAGGGGTGTGTGCGGGTCGATGTTGTGGGCTAGAGCTGTCTGGATGAATTGGTGCAGCTCACCTAGTGTCATGCCGTCGCTGGTCTCTGCGTAACGGGTGATCTGAATCGGCATTCGCGCCTCCTTGGTCCGGTGTGGCTGTGAGTTGTCGGCGTGCATTGTGCTCGCCCAAGGCTTTGAGGAAGCCGGAGAAGGTTGCGATCACGTAATCGGATAGGAAGACGAGAGCCTTCCCGGCGATTTCCACTATTGCGTTTACGGTGCTTGGAAGAGTGGCTACCTGGTTCGCTAGCTCGTTGACGGCTCGTTTGCGTTCACGCCGGAACCTGCGCCTGCCAGCTCGGTCTTTCATTTTCGGAAAGAACTCCGGCGTTCTTGGCGTCTGGCCCCTACTCATCCGGGCTTCCTTGCTCAAGTTTCCTGCGACGACGCACAAGGATGTTCCTGACAATGCTGCGAACTGAGGTCGCGATAACGAGGATGTTGAGCACCAGCCCGAGAGTGAACGCTATAGGTGACCGCTCAACAGTGTTGGAGATGTTGGCGAGAATTGCCCCAAACCATAAAGCCAGAGTTAGCCGCCAGTCGAACTGCTCCCGCGTGATCTGTTCGTATTTGCGGGCAACAAGAGCATGTGTTGTCAGGGCTGCTGCTAAGGCTACCGATAAGCAGAGCAGCGACGTTGCTAGTAATTCCATTGTTGCCTCCTTTTGGGCATGAAAAAGGACCGCCGATAGACGGTCCATGGTGTGCGGTGGTGTTACCTGGCTGTCGCTTGTTCGAGTTTGCGGAGTCGGACTTCGATCTGGTTGTGCCAGGCGTAGTGTGCATTCCCTCGCGCTTTTAGCCTGCCCGGGTTTCGATCTTCGAAGAGTTGTCCGCATAGGTTGCAGATGTCTACCCACCCGTTGACCGGGGGCCGGTAGAGTTCATCACGCATAATTGGTTCTTGTTGTCGTCTGATGGCTTCGGCGGTGATGGCTTGGACTTGTTCCACGGTTACGCCTGCTTCTTTCGCGGCGGCTAGCTCTTGGTTGATTTGGGCCATTTGTGTTCTCCTTGGTGGGGGTGTTCTGCTAGTGCCCAGTCAATGTTTTGCTGAATGGCAGCGAGTGTTCCCCACATTTTGGCGTCTCGGTTTGATCCCGCTTTGACTAGTTCGGCTTCCTCTTCCTTTAGCACTAGCCCGATGCTTTCTCGAAGTGCCTGCATCGCTTCGTGAAGGTTCTCGTGTTTGGTCATTAGTTGCCTGCTTGGTCGTAGTTGGATGTGGTGACAAACTCTAGGGGCCTACTCATAACGCCACTCCATCCACGCTGAGGTAGCCGCTAATTTCCGTCCATGCGGCCTTGTCGCTTATTGGTGTGCCTTCTGGTGCGACCATCAGCACCCCTGTCTTTGATAAGGGCTTGTCATCGGGGCCGCCGATAAATTTTGCATCCCAGTTGATGCTGCGTAACCACTGCTCCAGCCGCCTCTTCGCTAACCGTCCGGCTGCGCGGTGTTTCATGCGTGGGAAGTCCGCGGGCGTGCGTGCAAGTTGGCCCCGGCTCATGAGGCATTATCCTCTCTGAATTCCTTGAGCCAGCCCTGAAACTCAGTGGGTTCTTCCCTGCGAAGCAAAGTCTCGTAGCCGGGCCACGAAAGGACGCGCAAAGGGAATCGGCGTTCTTCGAACTCGGTCAGCAGCACAGTGTGCGTGGTGTCTTCTTCGCCGTCTTCGTTCTCGGAGTACTTGGGCCTCCAAGCGTAGGTGACATCGTCCCACTCGTCGTCAGCGATGATCCAAGGCTGCCCCCAAGAATCAAGAACGACCATAGCCTTGTGTCCGCTGTAGCAGTCCCAGTCGTAGTAGTCCTGCATTGCTTGAGCTAGTGCAGTCTTGTCCTGGATGGTTACGATGCGGTAGCGCTGGTCATAGTGACACTTGGTGCAGTTCCCACACTGGCAATCAAAGTTGATCCCGCTCATGCTGCACCGTCTTGGTTGATTCGCCGCGCAGTGAGAGCCACATCACGCCATTTCTGCTTACTTCTCTCGCCAAGTAAGCGATAGGGAGCAACCCCCGATCCGCGCTCACCACCAGCCCAGGTCTCATAAAATCGTTGCGCTTCGGCCTCTAATGCGTTGCGGTCGGCTTCGGCTTCCATGTCCGCCAACCGTGCCGCCTCAGCCTTGACCGCGAATAGGTGCTTCCTCAGTTCCATGACGGCGTCACCGATAAAGACTTCTGACCCCGCGCCGAACCCAGCGGCTTCAAGCATGTTCAAAACCAGTTCAGGGACTTGATTGTCCGGAACATTGACACTGTAGCCTGAGGTGGTTATGACGATCTTCGGGGCGCGGGAAATGCCCCCAATCTCCAGAGTTTCGCCATCACTGTCGGTAAAGATGTAAGTCATCATTTGCTCGCTTTCTGCCATGCCCCGACTTGGCGGGTGATCAGCTCTTCGCCTGTGACCTCAGCAATATGGCGCGCTCCCGCCTCGTCCTCATAGACCCGGACAGTTCCTTGTTCGTCACGCGTGGCCCACTCGGTCGTGGTTTCCGGCTCCGGGAACGCGTTCAGGACTCTCTTTAGTTCTTGAATAACGCCCAAAGCGCCTTCGTCAAGACCCTCGTTGTAGTCGTCAGTGCGCTGCCCGGCATGGTCGTCTGCATCCCGCTCAACCGAAAGGATCAGCCGAAGTAGTGCTTGGCGTAGGTTGTCACTCATCGTTTTCATCCATCTGGTCGAACTCCTGAACTGCACGCATCAGAAGTTGGGGTTGAGCTGCGGCAAGAAGTGCCTTGAAGCCTTCAGTCCTGTTAGCGAAGCCTGAGACGTGGATCGTTATTTCGCTGCCGCTGTCCATTGTGAGTTTCAGTTCGAAAAAGTCTTGAGTCGTCTCACTCATCGTTGTCTCCTAGGTGTTTGGTGATGGCCTGCACGGTCGGGCACGGCCAGTTATCGTCGCAGCCTTTACACCAATGGGGTTTTTCATCGTCGCCGAAATAATCGCGGCTGTCATTGAATTCCCACACCCCTCCATCCCTGTGTACCTTTAGCACGTCTAAGACGGCTTGTGTGAGTGGTTGGAGGTTGTTCCGCGCCTCAATGATGAACTTGTCATCTTTTGGATCCTTTACCCATGGGTCGCCTGCGATGCTGGACGAAAGAAGCGGCTCACCGTCCGCGTCGACAAGGCAATCAAACCCGTTCACCGTCCAGGGTCCGGGTGTTGCTGCGGCCTCAACCGTAAGCAGGTCGCGTAGGCGCTCAGTAGCGGTCATAATGCTTCGTGTCCTTTTGGGGTGAGTGTGTAGTCGGGCCGGGCGTAGCGGGTGAAGCGGCTGATGAAGCCTTGAGTCTCTAACCATTCGAGAGCGGCCCAGTTCTCGGCAGTGAAAGCCAGCGCAGGGGTCATGCTGCTCGGCTCGTATAGGCGATTCTCAGCCACGGCTCGCAGTACGTGGACTTGGGTCGGGGTCAGGTCGCTCACAGTATTTCCTCCTTGGCACGGTCAGCCAACGTTCTGATTTGTCGGACCACCTTCCGCATAGCCTTGACCACGGCCGGAATTCTTATGAGGTGCTTTTGCTCAGCGTCGATGAGCTGCCAGTCTTCTTCAAGCCATCTGGCGGCTTCGTTGAGCGTTTCGGCCCTTATGCGTGCGTCACGGGCAGCAAGCCAGGGTGAAGCAATGATGTTGTCTGCAACAAATGCGCAGATCGTGGGGAAGAATTGGCTCCCAGATGATCGGTAGATGAGGGCGGCTAATTGTTCTTGTTCGCTCATGACCGCTCCTTCGTCTCGCTGCGGCGCTTCTTGCGCTCTTCCTCGATCAGTTCCCAGTTCTTCGCCCGGTCAAACGCGATGCGTGATTTACGCTCAAGAACCGACCTGACAACCAAGTTGGCCTGAGTGGTCGCTAGGTCAGCTATCTCGCTGTCACCCATTTCTTTCAAGCTGATCATCGGGGCTCCTGTTCGGTTGGTTGGGTGGCTTTGTGCTTCGGCTTGTGTTCACTGTCCCAGTGATGATCTTCAAGCTCCCGTGCATCGTCCTCAGAATCGACGGCCCGCGACTCCCACTCGCAGGCCCAACAAGTGCCAATGTGGAGCGTGATCATTTCGACTCCAGTTCGGTTGGTTCGGGGTATTCGACTCCCCAAGTTGGGTGGCAACGCGAAGTACGCTTTTCGCCGTCTAGCCGGACTCCGATGTACTGCTCAGGGAAAGAGACGATGACACCGGGCCGCCCCTCAACGGTCACTCTCACGCCGCGTTTAGCTGGCACACCGTAGTAGCGGCGAACATATGCCGCGCTCATTGCTCTGTCTCCTTGGTGGTGACGGTCGCAGGCAACCAGTCAGTGATGTGCTCCGGGTCGTGCCACGGGTAACCATCAACGTATTGGCTGGATATCCAGGGGCAGGCCTCGCCACTGGTGAGCATCATCCGCCACCCGTCCTCGTTCCTGACCCCGCGCACCTCATACGCAATAATCACGCTGCCAGGCTCGGTAGGCAGTTGCGGGGCCGGACGATCAATAAGGGTCAGCTCATCGTCTGGGCTGTAGTTTCTGATCACGCCCCTAGTCGTCGCAAGGCGAATCCACTTGCCATTCTTGTATGGTTCAACTTTGGCGACCGGGAACGTGAAGACCGCCGCCATGTCGGCTATATCGCGGTTTTCTCGCACGGTGTCGCCGGGCCGCACATCACGCGCAAGAATCGGGCGGCTCATGCTGACTCCCCGAAATCAAGCACACCCTGAGACAATCGCCGTGCCGCTATCTCGCAATACTTTTCCTCCAACTCGACCCCAATAGCTTTGCGACCTAGAGCCTTTGCCGCTATCAAAGTTGAGCCTGACCCAGTGAAAGGGTCTGCAATAATACCGGGGGGACATAGTGTGATTAATCGTTGGAGTACGTCTTGCGGCTTGGCGTGCGGATGGACTCCCTGGGCATACGACCTGTGGCTTCCCGCGCCAGTGGGGATAATTGAAGAATTTACCGCAGGGCGTTGAGGCCAGTTGCCGATCCTGAAAATCGGTTCCCAATCTTTGCGCCAGATTGTGGAGCCTTGGAGGCCGCTATCAGCTGGTTTCTTCCAGACCAGGACTCTTCGTGTTTCGTTGGGGAATGGCTTTCTGATATCGCCAAAAACTAATCCGGGCTTGGTCCCCCAGAGCTTCAGGGCGGCGTCTCGTGTGCTGATGTCTTCATCATTTTGGATGCCAGGATGAGGTCTGCCGTTGGAATATCCTGACTGCTGCCACCCTATCCCGTAAGGAGGATCGGCGACGAGGACATCGGCTGTGGTCCAATCGGTCTCTTCTAAACAGTCGCCGTGAAACAGAGTCACTTGATCATCCTGGTAATAAAGGCTCATTTCGTGGCCTCCGCTGCGATCTCGTGCTGGATCAAATCGGCGGGTACTTCGATGGTGGCGGTAGGTTCGAGTGGTTCGAACGCTGCGGCGGGGATGCGGAATCGGACCTTCACGATAATGGCACCAGGTTCAAGCCTGTCCGGCCTTTCTTGGGTGACCTTGATAACCCGAAGAGTCCTATAGTAGCCAGCTGAGCGATTGGCTAGCTGGACGAAACCAGTTGCTTCAAGATGTTGGGCGCTCATTTCGCGGCCTCCTTTAAGTAGGAAAGCCGCCCTGGGGCGGCTCGTTTTCGTTGTTTTTCTCATGAACGCGGCAAATGCGAAGTCAGAGTAGATCTTCGATCACCAGCTCAACCCTTGGCGTACCGGCAACGCCTCCTCGAACGTCTACCAACAGGTGTTTGTCGTCGTCATCAGGTAGTAGCCCATAGTCGATCAAGCCATCAATGATGGGTTTGATCGTCGGCGCGAAGTTGAGGGCGTCGGACCGGTTGGACCTTGCCCGGTGAATGGTGGCGGTGATCCGTGCTTTTTGCAGGTGTGGTAGCTTGGCCTTGATAGCGTAAACCTTGGCCGCTTCCCGCCAAGTTCGGCCTATCCTCCAGCGCGCCATATGGTGTCGCCGGTCATTGGAGTTCAACCACTCATCAGCCTTCGGAATGGTGAGCGTTACGAGCATGGTTCGATCTCCAATGCTGCGCGGTGGTCATCCTGGACTACTTCGAGAGCAGTCCTGAGAGCTGACTCCCAATCGTTGAAAGTCTCGTAGACGGGGTGAGGGTTGCCCACCCATGCGATATGCCACGTACTTCGACCTGGGGTCTTCGAGCGGTAGACAGACATCCTCGAATCGGGTTGCGGATCAGAAAGGCGGCTCATCATTGTTTGGCTCACCCCAGCTCGCATTCTGACTAGCAGTCGGGGTGGACCACGGGTTATCCCCATCCCCTGCTTTGGGTTTGTCGGTGATGATTTTCATCGCCGGGTCAGTGACCGCCAGGACGGACATGTTCTCCCCGTTTTGGCCCTGCCAAGTCTCGGTTTTCGATGGTCCCGAGATCTCAACGTGTGTCCCCTTTTTCAATCCGGCATTGCCCCACAGCTCAGCGAGAGCGCCGAAGAAGGTCACTTTCCACCAGGTGGTGCCGGTCTGATCCCATCCACCACTCTGGTTCCGTTTTGAATGGTTTTCGGGAACCTTCAAGGTCAGTATTGCTAGGCCGTTCTGACTGAATCTGAGATCCGTATCAGCGGACAGCCAGCCGTGAAAATTCACTTGAGCCATTAGTTGCTCCTTCCATAGGCTGGTTGCCAGCCTCGTTGTGTAATGCGGGAGTAGGCTCCCTCAAAAGTCAGTTCCACTGCGCCGGTAATGCCGTGACGGTTTTTAGCTACCGCGATATTCATCAATGATGGGTCGCCGTCCAGGTCGCGGTGCAAAAGCAAAACCACGTCGGCGTCCTGCTCCAACGCCCCGGTCTCGCGAAGATCGGCAATGGACGGGCGTTTGTCTGTTCGGGACTCTGACTGGCGGTTGAGCTGCGACAAAGCCAGAACGGGAACATCCAACTCTTTGGACAGAATCTTCAAACCCCTGGAGATCTCAGCTACCTGCTCTTGACGCGACCGACGATCCCCGGTGGGTGCCGAAATCAGTTGCACGTAGTCCACGACCACCCCGGCCAGTGGTCCTTTCCGTGCAACAGTCCGGGCAGCTGATCTGATGGAGGTGATGGTTTGGAAGGACCGGTCGTCAATAAAAAGTGACCGGTCAAGGTCTTTACGTGCCTTTGCTACCCGATCCCAAGCCTCATCAGTTAGTGAGCGCCGGTCAATGTCTTTCACGGACACTTTCGCGATCTGGGCTATCGCCCTGGACTGGAGTTCGTTACGGGTCATTTCCAGTGATGCGAAAAGCACGTTCCCGTGACGGGTCAGGTCCAAAGCCGACTGCAACCCGACCACCGTTTTGCCAACGCCGGGCCTGGCCCCGATCACCACCACCGCACCCGGACGCCACCCGCCGAGCAGGTAGGAAAGGTCATCCCACGCCGTTGGCGTGAATCTCACCGGTTCCGAAAGATCATTCAGCGTCTCGTCAATGGTTTCACCCATCGACCGCAAACTCCCCTCATCAGTGCGCACAGCCGAATCCACCAGGGATCGGGCCTCCTGCAACGCTGATTGGGAGTCAGCGCCACTCATCACCACCTGATGAGCCTTAGCCAAGGCCGCACTCAAGCGCCTCAACCCGGCCTTATTCGCCACAATCCCCGCATAGTACGACCCACTCGCCGCCGTCGGAACTGCTTGCACCAGTTCGTGAAGGTAGACTGCGTCGCCGCACTTGTGAAGTGTCCCCTGCGCGGACAGTTCAGCCGCAACCGTCACCGGATCAACTGGCTCCGAACGATTGAACAACCCCAGGCAGGCGGTAAAGATCATTTCATGTGCTGGACGGTAGAAATCCGCTGCGGACACGACCTCGACCACATCAACCAGTGCCGACCGGGAAAGCATCACACTGCCCAGCACCGACCGTTCAGCATCAAGGTCCGCTAAAGGCTGCGCCTCAACCATCCCGAACCACCGGACGCCAATACGCTGACGATGATTGCTGGACGGTGTCGTACTCGTCCATCCAGCTACCGGCGTTCAGCCAAGTCGCGGGTTGTTTCCAGAATTGACGGTCCCTGCCCTCAATGGCGACCAAGTACTTTTCGAGACCATCCATGATCTCGCCAAGGCTCGCTTTCTTCCGGGCTGCTTTGAACGCTCTCCTTGCAGCCTCCTTACCTTCCTTCTTCGGATACTTCGAATAGAACTGGGTGAATTCTTTCTCGTTCGATGCGTGAGCATCGGACAAGTGTTTGTTAACTGTTCCCCTGTTCCTCTGTTCCTCTGTTCCAGCACTGAGGATGCTTTGAGGACTCACTGAAGACTCAGTGAGTGGTTCGTGAGTTTCAGCATCGTCGCAGGTCGGAAGGGGGTACCGGCCCGGAGTTGGCCGATTTATCTTCTGATGAAGCTCCCAATTCGTGACATGCAAAAATCGCTTTCCAGAGACCGAATATCTGTGGATAAGTCCGGCAGAAAAAAGCCTGTCTAACCCTTCTTGAACGCTCACTGAGGACTCACTGAGTGGATCTTCCAACGCGAAAAGGTCAGCCTGAATGATCCGTGAGTCATCACGCCCAACCCCGTTATCATCCACATAGGACCACAAGCCGATGAACAGCAGACGGTCCGCGAGAGCCAGCGAGGCGATGTCCTCCGACCGCCAAAACTCTGGTTTGATCGTTCTGATCCTCACCTCTCACCCCACACGCCTCTGACCCTGCCGCCGAGTCCGTACCAGACGAAGTAATGGCGTCCAGTGTGGCCTTCACGGCGGTTGCACGCGTACTTGTTACCGCGAGACAGGCAGCATGTTTCTGGGCGCTTAGCGGGCACTGTGATCATTTCTTCCGCCACTTTCCAAAGCTCCCTAAATCCATTTCGTTCGGGTCACGCTCACCGCGCGCAAAATCAATGGCATACGCCTCGGCCTGAGTCAGCGCCGAGTTGATAACAGAGCGCGGAGCAAAGACTGGATGGCACCGACAGTCCTTATTTCCACAGCCGGTGAAGTTGTTGAAACACTTTGCGCAATGACCTCTTCCGCTCATGCTGCATCGCCTCCTATCCGGCTCATATTGATTCGGGTGCCCCGACTGGTGAGAGTCCATCTGACGCCCTCCCAGTCCTCTAAAGGTTCCTGGTCGGGTGCTTGCCCTACGCCGAGCCGGAAACCGCGTGCGGCTGCCTCCAGCGGGTGCGATTCGATAAACCCGTGACATTGTGTTGTGCCGGTTCCGTGGACGAGTACAAGGTTCGCCGGGCCGTTGACCCAGTCGGTTTTGGTCCCGCCCATGCCTCGGGCACGGCGGTGTTGGAGTGAGTACCAGCCCGAGTTCACATCGACCCATCCACCGCACCACTGGCAGCGAGAATCGTCCCGCAAAACGACGAGAGCCCGAACCCTTGGTTTTGGTCCGGTCACTTCTCCAACTCCAAAATCTGGGCCCAAGTCAGCGAACCGCTCTGAATGAGCAAGGGCAGGGTTTCGTCAATGTCTTTATCTGGGAGGGCCTTCACGTAGGAGGTTCCCAACCTTTTCTTCAGACCGGGGATCTCGTCCCCGCTGTCAGGATCAAAAGCGCCACCGTTAGCTTTCGCTCGCGCCTTCACATCAGCCACAGCTTGTTCGCTGACGTAGGTGACGGTTTTGAGCCATTCGGGCCGGTTGGCTTTCACCCATGCTTCGAAAGCTGCGAAGTCGGTGATGTCCCAGGACTCGGACTCTGCGGTTCTTGTCACTGAGCCGAGTTTGATCCGACCGACACCGTCAACGTCGATGGCTGCAACTCTCCGCTCGGTGGGTAGCATGGCGTCAGAGAAAGCGGCCTTGTGTCGCGTTTCCTCTTCCGTGACACGCTTACGCAAGGCGGCTAGGAGGACGTACTTGGATTCTTGCGAGAGTTCGCTCATGGGATAACGGTCCCTTCAATGGGTTTTTCGGTTGGTTTTGCGGCGTCCTCGATGAGTTTCAGGAGGTCAGTTTCGGTGCCAGCAGCTTTCGCTTCACGCCATGCGGTTTTGAGCCCGTCAAGGTTGCCTTTTTCCCACTTGATGCGGTTCTCCACCGTGGCCCGAGTCCACGGCTTCACGGCCGGGGCTGCCTGTTCGGCGGGTTCCTGATTTTCGTCTGGCTCTTCACCGCGCTTCTTCAGCAACGCCGCCTCGGATTTCGACCACAGGTAGGTGCCTACGCCGTGCCGCATGGCAGCGTTGCGCAGGAAGTCGCCAATCATTTCTTTGATCGCGTTCGGTCCGCTATTGCGTCCAGGGTCGCCGTAGCCGATCCTGGTCACCCCCAGGACAGTGAGCTTGCCCCACATGCCACCGTCGGACATCAGCGGGGTCCCCCCGGCAGTGAGGGCCATCGGCTCCCACACCCAGAACGGGTCAACCTCATTCAGGCGGTCGGTGATCCCCGCATGCCCCACATAATCAAGGTGGATGGAGCGTGCATGATAGCCGCCGCAAAAGTAGCCATCCGCACTAGCCACGGTTCCTTCCCGGCACTGGGCACGGTTCTGGTCATCCCGCTTCATCTGCCGGGGCAACTTCTCGATCTCGGACTGATCAAAGGGTTTGGACAGCAGAGCCCGCCGCTGCTCGAACTCTTTATCGGTCATGACCCGCCCGTCCGGCAGGTGCACTTCATTCGCTGGCATGGCAAGCCTTTCGATGATCCTCAGCGGCCTCGTCGGCGACATCGCTGAGCCCGCTGAGTAGGTCGGTTTCGTCGTCCCGCATCTCCAGGAGCAGGGACAGCATTTGGTCGTGGGAGGTCATGGCGCAATCACCGCGCTCAGATAGGAGGCGAAAGCTAATGGCCCAAAGAAAACGACGCACACCAGAACGGTGTGCGTCACTAGTCGGGCTAAGAATTGGCGGGCCTTCATTTCGCCTCACCGATCAGCGCGGCTAAGACTTCGACTCCGCCGCGTTGCCTACCCTTCTCAAGCATGAGGAAAAGGCGCGGATAAGCTTGCCGGAGAACGTCTTGGTTCTCATGATCCGCGTGCCCGTAAGCCTCGATCAGACGCTCAAAGAAGCTGCCCGGCCTCCAGCCGCGCGAATCCCCCAAAGCCCACAACGCCCACCGGACGCCGTCCTGCTCGCTCACCCAGTTATTGGAATCAACAAAAACGGACATCAGACCGACCGGCCTTTCAGCAGCCGTAAAGCCTTGCCCATGGCGCGTCGAGCTTCACGGTCCCGACCCGTTGCGATCAACACCTCAGCCCGGCCAATCAGCCGCCGAACAAGCAGATACTGTCGTACACTCATATCAGTACTCTTTTCTCTTTTTGGGTACACAAAAGGCGGTCACCCGGCATGGTGACCGCCTGTACTATTTCGTTAGATCAAAACTTCTTCAGGTCTCAACGGAGGATTATGTCTAAGGACACCTGCATGACCCTGGCCCAGATCCTCCCCGTGCTCCTACTTGCGCTAGCCTTCGAGCCCGGATCAATTTTTCGGAGACCGCCCGGCCACAAATACGCTTGGCTGGAACTGCCAATGAGGCTGTTTCTCGCTTTGGTGTTGTTCTGCCTGGTTTTCGGCGAAATTTGCATGGTTCTAGCTGTTCAGCTCGGCGGAACAAACGAGCCTATATTCCTTGTTTCATCGTTTGGGGGGTTAGTCAGCGCTCTACTCATCATCGGGTTCTCGATCTTCAACCGACTTTCGACACCGAGCCTTCAACGGCTCAACTATGTACGCAAGAAACACGGCCTTCCACCAAGGCCAGAGACCGCCGATCAAAACGAAACCAATCATGATGGGGAGCATCAACCAAGGATTGGCAAGCACGCTCGCAACCCAGACTAAGCCAGGATCACTATCCGAAGCTCCACACTGCCCTGCACTCAACGACATGCCTGCACCGCGTTCAAGGACGCCTCAATGTTCCTGAAAGCTTGCTGGGGTGTTGGGTCGGCGTGAGCGAAGATGCGCTCCAGATCAAGGTCCATCATCCTCGCCTGCCGTTTGCAAAGCTTGATAGCCAGGCGACGGGCCTTACTACGACCCAGCACTAGGAAATGCTCCGCAGCATACTCAAGCAACCTGCGCTCATAACCGGTCGCGGTTGCTGGCAAACTATTTTCGGGCATGACAAAAAACCTCTATTTCAACGTCCGTGGGCGAACCTCGGAACGGGGGGATGTGGGGTGGGGTTAGGTAGTTCGGCTTTCAATGAACGCTTGAAGATCATCAGCACGGATGCGCTTCTTCACCCTTGCGGAGCTTCCAACGTCGGCGACCCTTAGTTGGCCACTGTTGATTAGGTCGTAAACGTAGTCTCGGGATACGGCGAGCAACGTAGCCACTTCGGTGACTGGATACAGACGCACTGCGCCAGTCTCGCCACTCACGAAATGGCCCTAGCTGCGACAGAGCTTGAAGCGGCATCCAAGTCCTTTTTCCATTGACTAACAATCTTCAAGCTGGCATTGCTCAGATAAGCTTCACTAGCCTGAACTTTGCAGTTCTCAACTCGCGAAAGGTAGGAAGCGCTGGTGTTGGCGAGCTTCGCCACCTCTTCGAGAGTGAGGCCAGCCTGTTGCCGCAACTCCCTGAGTACCCAGCCGGATTCTTGTGTCGATCTCATGGAAAAAATAATGCGCTTTTTTGACAGCTTAGTCAAGTAGCTTGGGATCTTTTTGTCTCGTTCTAGTAAGCACTTGACAAATAGTTGTAGACTGATGTGCATGAACTCGCTAAGCTCTGACCAAGAGAAAAGATTGGGAAGTATCGATTGGGGTCGCACTTCTCTGAAAGATCGTTTGTCTTATGGAAGCTTGATCCGTGACCTACGAATCGGCAAGAACATCACGCAGGAAGGCCTCGCAGAGATCGCAGGCGTTTCGCGTCAAACTGTAAGCAACATCGAGTCGGGTAAGACAGCGGCTCAGCCTGCTGTCATGGAGAGCATCCTGCGCGGCCTAGGGGTGGGGCGTGCGAGTGATGTGTCACCAACGGCTAACCGTTATCTCGCGATCCTCGGACCGATGATCGACGCATTGGACGATGACGTGCTGGATGAAGCAATGGCAAAGGTTGTGAAGGTTTTAGTCGAGGCGATCTCGGACCCGAAGGGCGACAAGGCAGCTAAGTCCTCCGTTGATCGCATTGGAAGGCTACTCGGATGATTGCAGTAGTAACAACTCAGTGGATCGTTCTAGTGTTATACGTTCTTTCTATCTTGATGAGGCTGCCAGAGTTTGTTAGACCCCGCGCCAGTCAAGGTGAGGTTCCAAAGCGAAACTTAGCTTTGTTTTTCTTTTTCGTCCTCATAGCTGTAGCGATGGCCCTGTCTATCCCGATGTTTTATACCCCCATAGACCAATTCCTTGGAGGGCAGAATGTCGCCAATCTAATTCTCAGGTTTTGCCTTTACGGAGCCTTCCTCCTTCTCGGCAAGCGAGTAGCCGAAGCATACGAGTCCGATGTGGCAATCAAAGCTGTTGTCGGCCCGGTCGGCTGGATAATCTTCGCAGCGATGTCAGGGCTGCTCGTGGTGTTTTTCGTCCAAAGCTACACTCCATACAGTTTCGCAAGCTTAGGAGCATTTGAAGCGCAAAGTAGCGTCAAGCTGTACTCAATGCTGGGGTTCCTTTACCCAGCTTACGTCGCTGTGTGCATTATTGGCGTGATGTTCAGGAATACGATGCAGCGCACCATTCCCATAAGGTACCGGAGCGCATCGGTCATCATGTTAATTGGGTTGTTTGGCGTGTTCCTCTTGCCCGCCATCCAGTCGCTAACCTTCAGCATGAAGGAGCTAATTCCACTTCAAGGAATCCTTTCATACTCAAGCCTTGGGCTCATTGCAACCTCCTTCATAGTGCTGTGGTTCTCAGCGCGGTTACATCATCACGATCAAGAAGAGGAAGAGACTTACGAAAACGTGATCCACCTGCGGCGAGTCCAGGGTTCATTTCCTGACGACTCCCCAGCATAGGCCTTGGTTATGCTGGGACAATTAGCCTTGAGATTCCCAAACACTTGAACTAGGAGCGTAAAGATGGCAGATCAATTACTGCACAAATTCACATCACATATTGCGGGAAAGAATGCCCAAGTCAGCATTTTTGATGATCGTGTGGAGTGGGCTCGACCGCGTGGGATCTCTGGCGGAAAAATCACGGCTGGCATCCTGACAGGCGGCGTCTCAATGCTCGCCACCGGCGTGAAGGGCGGCAAAGCTGGCACAGAGATGATCCCGGTCAAGAGCATTACCAGCGTGGCCACGAAACGCGACGGAATGCTGAACACCATCGTGTCCATCATCACCTCCGGGAACAGTATCGACTTCAGGGTGTCCCATAACGAAGCGAGCATTGTGGCGACAATTGTTCGGCAACTTATTCTCGGACAGCACCCTTCCCAGTCCTTCGAAAACTCAATACAGAACGACGCACCTCAACAACCGCAATTCGCGACTCAGCCACCCACTGCGCCATCCAGCCCTGATGTTATGGCTCAACTGACCCAGCTCGGCCAACTCAAAGAGCAGGGAATCCTCACCCAGGCGGAATTTGATGCCAAAAAGGCCGAATTGCTCGGGCGGCTCTAATGGCCCGCCGCCGGTCGAAAGGTGAAGGAGTCGCAGCGTACCAGACTAGCGATGGCCGATGGCGCGCAGAAGTAAACCTGGGTACTACTGGCAGTGGCGCCCGGAAGCGGAAAACAATCTACGGGGCCAGCCGGGCCGAAGTGGACGCCGCTCTGCGAGCCGTACTCAACCAGCGGGATCAGGGCATTATGCAGCTCGGCAAGACCCCGACTCTGATCGGTTGGATGGACTACTATCTTGAGAACCTTTGCCAAGCTAGCACTCGAACCGTCGAAGAGTACAAGTCAAAGATCAACCTTTACCTGCGGCCAACGACAGCAGGAGGCAAGAAACTCAGCGACCTTGCATACACCGACTTCGAAGGCATCTATTCGGGGATGATCCGCAAAGGTCTCTCATCCACAACCGCTGCACATCTGCATCGCGCTCTCTCACCCGCGCTCAAAGAGGCAGTTCGGAAGGGCGTGTTGGCGGTAAATCCGCTATCGACGGTCAAAACGCCAAAGGTCAGTGAATTTGAGGCTGAGGTGATTGATACCGATGATGCTAGACGGCTGATCCAGGCTGCTGAACAGCAGGTGGATGGCGTGAAGTGGATGGTCGCGCTTGCCCTCGGACTGCGGCAGAGCGAGCGCCTAGCCCTCGGTCTGGATCAGGTCAATCTTGAGACAGCCACTTTACGTGTGAATCGTTCGCTGACACGTCCACGATGGCAACACGGTTGCAGCAGCGACCCCCGCACTCCTGTTTGCGGTAAGCAAGCCCATTGGTGCCCATCGAAACACAGTGGTGGGGTGCGTGTGAAAGTTCCAAAGTCTGAGGCTGGTAAGCGCACCATCTCCTTGCCGCAACCCATCGTGAAAGCGTTCCGCAAGCACATCAAGGCGCAGCAGAAACGCCACTTAGAGTTAGGCGGCTATTCTCAATTTGAATACGAGGGAGGCGCGCCTTACGATTTGGTTTTTTGCAAAGACAATGGGCGACCGCTAGAGGCATCCGCCGACAACAAGGCTTGGAAGGCGTTCCTACGCTCCGCAAACGTGCCAGAGGCTCGACTGCACGATGCGCGGCACACAGCCGCTACTACGCTTCTCCTGATGGGCGTTGATGGTCGCGTAGTGATGGACATTCTTGGCTGGTCTCAGATCAGCATGTTGAACCGCTATCAGCACATCATCAGCGAGATGAAACAGCGCGCCTCGGATGCAATGACCGAAGCGCTGTGGCAAAAGCCGGTCGAAACCGCGGAGGTCATCGACTTCACGGCGAGACGGCTAGCCAAGAAAGGCTAA